CCGATAGCTTCTTCAGATACATACAGCTCAGTTAGATGCTCAAATACACCTCCATTAGCAAAGCTTCCTGAAGCTGTATCTAAACGATCATCATCTACAAGACACTTGATTGATTGACCTTCATACTTGTGTACGTCAGAAAACTCATCAAGATTAAAAAATGTCTTGTCTATGTCATTAGCTATTGCATCTTTAAAAGCAGACATTATTTTTTACCGGTTGTTTTCTTTGAAGATGTAGAAACACCAGCAGATTTTGAAACACTGGTATCAGCGTTTGTCTTAGTAGAATTTGCGTCATCAACATTTTCAGCAAAACCACCATTAACTAAAAAGGCAGAGTCTTTATCATCGAACTCTGCCTTTTCATCTGCTGGATAATACGAACTTTTAAAGATCGTATTCTTTAAAAATCTAACCTTACTCATTAAAGGATTCCTCTGATAACCTGGAACATTTGAGGGTCAAGAACATCCACAACAGGTGCTGACTGAATTTGAATAACCTGACCTTTTACACGATCTCTCTGATACCATGTATCTACAATTCGTGCGCCTGTTTTTAATTCACCTGACTTCTGATCTTCACCAGAAACCTCACAGCCACCATATGCTCTCCATGCACTTTCGGTAGTGCCGGCTCCAGAAGCAACCATCAAAGCAGCATCTTCTGGTAAAAAATAATGAACTTTTTTCTTTACTGTGTAGGTTCCAGTGTAAACGTAGATATTTACATTTGGATCTGTCAGATACCCCATGTACTTAATGCAGTTTTTGTCATTGTCTCCTTGTGGGTTAATTTCGCCTACATTGATGTGCCTTCCATCAAACAGAGCGTGTCCTTCAGGTGTTTTTAGATATTTTTTCAACGCCTGATATGCTTTTACACCTAAATAAAGATCTTGAGGTAAATGGCCTGACTGCTCAGACATTTTATTTGCTACTAAGGATAAATCTTCAAGAGGATCTGCCCCTGACTCGTTCCATTTTTTAGCTAAATTGGTAAGAGGTTTTTCGTCCTCATCAAGATATTTCCAAAAATTAAATTCGCCAATATTTTGGTTTTTATTGGTTACAGTAATTTTTCCTGTGAGCAATGCTTGAATACACATATACTCTTCTCTACGAGAGATTCTTTTATCAATCAGTTCTAATCCTTTACGAACTGCATAGGCCAATCTGATAGATCTACGATCTACATTTAAAGTTCGGACAAGAATATCTTCACCAGGAGCACGATCTCTTAGTTTTTCTGCTGTAATTGGAATTCTTTCGTCGAAATATGCAGGGAAAAAAGCTTCAGTAACAAAACCAGCAGATGTATTTAAGTGACCGTTATCCTCTTCTGTAGAGAAGCCGGCCATTTCTCTGTCTCGGTTATCAACAATATCTAATGCGCAAGATTCAGTATCAAACTCTTTGAAAAGAGGGAAAAACTTGTCTCTAAAAAAAGTTGGGGTTGTGATATTTTTCTCAATTACACCCATTAGGGTCATTCTAGAGAATAAATCAATATAATTTAGTTCTGCCATAATAAGCTCCTGTTAGTTAACATTGCGACGAATAATAATTCCACGATCACGGAGTGCTACATAAAAATCTTCAAAACTTAGTGGGGTAGCGTTGTGAGTCGAGTCTTCTGCAGGAATTGTCCCTGCATCTAATAAAGAAGACTGACCATTAAATGAGCCTCTTACATATACTGTTACAAATAAATCGCCGTTTTCTTCTTCATTTTCTGAGCAGTTAACATCTTGAACAACAATACCAAATGGGATGTCTGACTTTGCAGTCATTGCTTTAATCGTCTTTGTTGTTGAATCATATTTAACAATCTGACCGCGGTGGAATGATGCTCCTTCATCAATAGCTTCATCAGTAGTAATGTAGTTATCGCGAGAATCTGCCAGTAAATCATCCGGTTTCCACTCACCGATACGTCTATATAATTGCTTTGCCATTTTATAGCTCCTCTAACTTGTCAATTAATGAAACCCATGCCTGACTAGCTGCAACTGTTCCTGTCATATTTTCAGATGAAGTGCCTGCATCAGGATTAGATGAAGCTGAAAGCTTGCTTAAAGTGTCAGCTACATTCTCAGCATCTTTTTTAACTGCTTCAGCTTTATTATGCTGAGTTAGATCTGACTGCTGTAGAATAGCTAGAGCTGTCTGAGCTGCATCAGCAAATGTCACATATTTAGCATTATCAACAATTTGTGGATTCTTATCTCTAATTGCATCCAATGACTTTAATCTTGAGCGTTCTGCAGTAAGTGCAGCATTTACAGCATCATTTACAAGGGCATTGGTAAGCTCAGGATAATGGGATTTAAGCTGCTCAATGCTTGTAATAGCAACTGCACTAGACACAGAGCTTTTTACTGAAGCTTTCGCATCAGTTAATTTGTTTGCAACATTAGGATTTGTTGCATTTTTAATATCTGCCATATCTGTTTTTTCCTCTTTTATGACTAAATTTTGGGGATGTTTTAAACCACCACTTAAAGCAACTCCTCCTAATACTGGTGTACCATCAGTATCAGCTTGAGCTACAACTTTTGAAGTAGGTATTAGTTCATCAGCTAAATGACATTTAACAGCATCCTCTGCTGAGAACCATGTTTCAGCATCCATAAGACGCTTAATTTCGTTAATATCCATGCCTGACTTATCTGCATAAATTCTCGCCATTGAATTTGCAATAAGCTCTAAATTGTCAGCTTGCTTTCTTAATGAATGCTGATTGCCCATAGCAACATTTAAGGGGTTATGGATCATCAAAAATGAGCCCTGCATCATCCTTACATGGACATTTGCAAGTGAAGTAATGAAAGTTGCCGCGGATGCAGCCCAACCTAAGACGTTACAGGTGATCTTTCCTTTATGTTGAGCAAGAAGATTACGAATCGTCATTGCTGAGTTTACTGAACCACCTGGAGAGTTAAGGTTTATAGTAATGTCAGCATTTGGTGAGATTTTTCTGTACTCTGATACAAAACTTTTATCAGAACTTGCTGTAAAAAAGCCGTCATTATCAAATGTTCCTATAAGATCTAACGTAGCTTGTGAGCCATCGTCATTTGTCTGTATTTGAATCAGCATTATCTACTTGCTCCTCATCTCCTTTATCTTCATCTTTATTTGTGTTTTCTTCCTGATTTTCTGTTTTTGAATTAGTATCAGAACTCTTTGCAGTAGCTTTAGCTATAAATTCAAACATTTTTAGCTCTTTTTCTCGCTGAGAAGCGATATCTTCAGCACTCATACCGTTTAATTCACCGGCTTCTTGCTGAATTGTGCTCAGGTTATTGTTAATTCTAAGAATTGCTGCTTGAACTTCCTTGGTAGGATCTAAACAGCCAACACTGTCACCTACGACATTGATATGAGTGTATGCATCGAAAATCATAGGATCTTCAAGCGCGCCAGGGGCACTAACACGACCTTTGCAGATAGCTTCTAACAGCCATTCTTTAAAAAATGGCTTAATAAACTGACCTACAAACATCTCTCTTCTGATCCTGAAAGCTTTATTAGCCTCAAGTTGAGCTGCTCTTGATGCGCTGTATGATGCAATAAAGTGCTTTACAAGCATCTCGTAAGGAAGATCAATGCCTGCGCCCATCATGCGAGCTTGTGTCTCTATAAAAGCAGAATATAAGCTGTTTGGACGCTGTGGATTAGCAATTTCAATGTCAGTATCAGAAGGAAGAGTGGTAATAGCGCCTTGACCAAGTCGAATTGTTGAAGGATCTATATCCTCTATTTCCTGATTTAATGAAGGAATATCTGTATTAATTCCATCAGCTGGGTGATTCTTTTTCAAAAATACGGTGAAATATGAGCTTATAACAGCTGCCATAAGTTCACTTGAATCGTATCTTTCAATCTGTTTTAAATTTTCTAAAACGGAAGATAAAAGGGGCACTCCACGTCTTTGACCTGGTCGTTCATAATCCATAATGTGAAGAATATTGTGCCTTCCCGAAGCTCCATAAGCTTCAACTTTTACAAAATCATCACCGTTAAACTTGGCTCTTTTACCTGAATAATCACCAGGATGAAACTTTGCGATGTAATAGCTTTTTGCCTCACCATAATCGCCAATTTCAATGCCTTCTCGTATATCTTTTGATAAATCGCATAAATCGGCACTATATTTATTGGTGGGATTGCATATTCTATCGCCTTCGATTAAATATCCCTTCAAGCTATAGTGACTGTTAGGTCTTTCAATGTAAGGCATTGCAACAAAGCAATCACCACTCATGAGAGCTGACATAAATACCAAGCGTTGCATTTGGTAGAAGTTCATAGAACGTTGGGCATCACATGCTGTAGATTCGGAATAAGCTAGCCATTCGCGCTCTACATTCTTTTCCCACTCTGTAGCCTGTGTATCAGATAGACCTAAAACTTCTCTATCAACATGAGGATGAACCATAAGACCTGAGCCGACAACTCCAGACGTAATGGTTTTAATTGCTCCTGCTGCAAGAGGAGAGCTCATGTAAAGATCTCTACTACGCGCTCTTAAAAGGGGTAAATTTCGAGTAATATCTTCATCAGGAGCTAAACCTTCTGCAAACCATTCTCTAAAAGCTCTCTTTGTTCTGCTTGCTCCAGAATTAGCATATCCTGAAGCTTCTCTTTGGGAATGTATTCTGCTCATTTATTAGCCTTTAATACTCTGTTGGAACAGCAAATTGAGTTCTTACATCACCACAATCGTTGTCAAATTGTGATAGAAGGTTCAACAAATACTTTTCTCTGTTTTGTAAAGCATTTGGATCTATTCTTGTAAGGCTTCTGCTTCCAATTGTGTAGGATTGCCCACCTGTCATAACGGATTGCATGGTACTTCTAAGAGATTTAAGCTCTTCAACCACTTCACTCCTGATATAACCATCAATTTCACGGTATCTGACACCATCTACAACACGATAGGTCTTGTTTCTTACTCTTATATAACTGGTAGTCATGCTTTAAATCTCATCACCAATGCTTGAATAAACAGCTGAACGTTTCTTTTTAGCAATCTTTTTGGTAGTAGGTTTTGGTCCTTCATTAGCATTAGCTACATACAGCTCATATGTAGGTTTCATAAGCTCAAGTGCTGCAGTTGCATACACATAGCAATCTAAAGCCTCATTACGCTCTCTAATCTTCTTCCATCCTTCATAGACTTTGCCTCTTTCATACTTTCTAACAAATACCTCAGCGGTTAATTGTTTGAAGTATTCTTCAGTAAAGCCGTTATCACGACCACGAGGAAAGTGAACAAAGCTAGGGCCAATATCCTGATTAGATAAGCGTTGCATAATCAGACGCTTGCCGGCATCAACGCCCAAGACAAACAGATGCGCTCTGTAACGGTTATTGTTGGTTGGTCTGTCTACAATTGGTTTACCAACAGTTGAAGAACCTTTGATTGAGAACACTCTTGAACGTTCTCGTTGCTTGGTGTACTGGTAAACTTTGTCAGTTAAAGTACCATCACCTGAGTCAATGAATGTGCATGAGATAGTTAGCTCACGACCATCTTCTAATTGGAACTTTTCCATAAGTGTTACATCTAAAGCTGACCAAACTTCAGATAGCTTAGGATCACCTTGAATAATGACATGCTTAATGCCATAGCTTTCGTAATCTTTAGCCCAACCAAAGATAGATGCTTCTAAACGGTCATGCTGAACATCGATGCCACAGGTAAACATTAAGATCTCTTTTGGAAGACCTTCAACAGGGTAGAACTCTCTACGTTCTGACAACTTCTCCCATAAGCTTAAGTCAGCTTCATCTTCGTGCCATGGTTCGCCAATCTTTAAGTTAATAAACTCTTGAAGTCCTGCTTTATCCTTTTTGCGATTAGCTTCAACAAAATCATCTACAAGATCTTTAAGCTCAACCCATGGAGAGCAGAGAGAGGTTAGATGATATCCAACAGTTTTAACCTCCGGTACTTTGGCAACCCAAATACCACTCTCAAGAAGATAAGGATCTGGTTTACCATTGCCACGAACTTTGGCATGACAATGTGGACACTCCATTCTGATACTGTCTTCTACAACAGTTCCTGTTCCGTCTTTATCCCAATGCACGTTGCCCCAAGCCATTTCAAAGCGTTCACCACATTTAGGACACTTGACCATAAACTCACGTTGGTCAGACTTCATAAATTCCGAATAGATAGTTGGACCGCCTTCTCTTACCTCGGTAGTAGGAGTAGATACAAACACTATCTTACGGTTTGTGAAGTTCTGTGTACGCTGTACGGCTAGTTTTAAAGGGTCGCCTTCCTGGGTTGAGCCAAAGCGGTCAATCTCATCAGCTAAAAGAACTCTAATAGGTCTTGATGCCAGTCCTGCTGGTGAATTTGAACCAACCATTGCAAGATAACCACCTGTAAAGTTCTTCATACGGATGGTTGATCCTGCCTTACGACTTCTACCTTTCTCTTTATCTACAGGTTGAGACATCTTGTCCCTTAAAGCAGGTGATGCCTGTAAGGTAGGATCAATTCTTTCTTTGGAGAATGCTTCTGCTGCTTCAACTGTAGGTTGAACCATCATGATTGATGAAGGCTCTTGGTCGATGTAATAGCCTAGAACATTTATCAATAACTCTGATTTAGCTACCTGAGATGCAGCCATAATGACAACTTTCTCTACAGAGTGAGCTGTAGCCATATCTAAAGGCTCTCTCATGTAGGGCACACGAGCAGTTCTCCACAGGCCAGGCTCAGGAGAAGTTCCTGCTGCTACCATTCTGTAGGTATCAGCCCACTGAGAACCTGTAAGCTTTGGTCTTGGTTTTAAAGTCTTAGCAAGACCTTTAGCAAATCTATTTGATGAATAGCTCGTGCAATTCTTCAAGAGCATTGTTGATTTCATCAGATAAAATCTCCTCAATGTCTCTTGCGGTTCTGCCTTCACACATGGTTGATACTCGTGAAGGTAATGTGGTTAATTTTGAACGGATTAAATTACCGACTTTCTCGGCATCAGCGTCTACTTCCTCTACAGGAATAAGGGAACGCTCTAAAGCATCTAGCTTAATCTTCTCTTCTTTTGCCAGTACGGCTGTATAGTAAGCCTTAGCTGAGTTAAGAACTGATACAGGATCAGCTTCAACGTTATTTACCCAACGTTTATATACCTGAGCAAAGTCAGAACAGGTTGGATCCTGTGGGTCAATACCTTCCAAAGCTTTCTTAGCAGCAGTTCTCTTTTTACTTAGCTGTTCTGCTTCAAAGGTCTTGCGATATCTTTCATAAGCCTCTTTTGCCTGTGACAGACTTAGCTTTTTATGCTCATCAACTATAAAAGTTCCATTTTCGACAAATCTGCGAACTTGGATCCTTGAAATACCCAAGGTATCAGCTAGTTTTTGCTGTGATATAGTGTCTTTGTAAATCATGACTTAAGATTTATTACAGTATCCAGATTAGTGCTAGTTCTTATGCATATGATTTTGTAGAAAACAAATCAAATAGCCCAAAAGAACAGCAACAACAAAACCTGAAAAGCTCATCTCTGAAAAAGAAAAGTACAGATTGCCATTCAAATAAAACTTCTCTGTCTCAAACAAAAGAGGAAGAACCAAAGGCAAAACAATCTTAAAAGCAAGGTCAAATAATATAGCTCCAAATGCAATTAAACATACAGCAAACAGCTTTGTTTTCATTTATAAAAAATCCAAATTGGCATGGGCGGCCCATTTTTAAAAATCATTGTAGCTAGTCGATTTTCGGGCGTCTTGCCACCCGCACTCATCAACGCACTGTCACAGTACCTACAGCAATTTTTACAGAGAAATTTGCTCTATAATTAAGCATAAACTAATCCAACATTACTAAAGGACCAATGATAAGAATGAGTACAAGCAAGAATGT